TAATTTTCTAAAAGATGTTATGGCTGGAGCTGGTGATGATGTAACAGTCTATAAATACGAAATGGATGATATGTATGGAGATGATAAATCTAAAAATCTCTTTGATAAAATTCAATCAATGATTAAAGGTGGAACAACTTCATTCACAAGAGATTTAGGGGATAGTAAATATTCTTATACTTTATCCCTAGGAACTGATCGTAGTGATGATGAATTTATTAAAATTAAATCTAAAGAATTAGTATAAATTATAAAATAAAAACATATAGAATAGATTCATAGCCTATTCGATCTTAAAATTAACATGGTATCTGTGGCATCTAATAATTTGGATGCCACATTTTTCTTTCGTATATTAACATATAAATAAGGATACAATATGAGCAAAAATATAGTAATGGTAGGAGCAGGAGTAGCAAATGTAAACGCTGCTACTAAATTAATTGATGAGGGTTTTAAAGGTAAAATCACTATTATTGATATGGGTAAAAATCCATATGACAGAAAATATAGTGAAGTAATGGAAGGATTTTTAGGAGCTGGTGGTTGGTCTGATGGTAAATTAACTTATCATACATCTATTGGTGGTCAACTATCTAAATATGTTGGTGAAGAAAAAGCAATGGAGTTATTTGATCAAGTGATTGGTAATTTCAAACGTTTTCACCCTAACCCATCAGAAGTACAATGTTCAGATCCTCAAGCAGAACCTGAATTTATTAAACCCTATTTTGGTTTAAGACTATTCCCTGTATGGCATGTTGGCACAGATTATTTACATGAGATAGGTAAAAATTGGTATGACTTTTTAGTAGATGGTGGTGTAGAATTTCACTGGGAAACCAAAATTACAAGCATTGACTTTGAAAAAAAAGAAGCATTTGGTGAGTGGGTAGATGATAAAGGTGAAAAGAGAAATGACCACCATGATTATGATAAACTTATATTTGGTGTAGGTAAATCAGGTATTGACTTTGGTAAACAATTAGCTGAACAATATGACTTACCAACTGAACCCAAACCAGTACAAATAGGTGTTCGATTTGAAGCACCACAGAAACACTTCCAAAAACTAATTGATGTAAGTTATGATTTCAAATTATATAGAAAATATGAAGATAAAGGTGTATCGCTTCGCTCATTTTGTACAAATAATAATGCGGCTTATGTAGCAGTTGAAGAAACATATGGTGATCATAGCTATAATGGACATGCTAAAAAAGATGAAGCATTTAGAAATGATATGACAAACTTTGGCATCTTAATGGAAGTTCAGGGTATTGAAAAACCATTTGAATGGTCTAGAGAATTAGTAGGTAAAGTACAAGAAGAAGGTACAGGATTATTTTATAGTCCTACTCGTAAACCAACAACAACTTCTGAAGGAGTAGATGTAAGTGCTATCCAAATTGACTCATTAGATAAAATTAGAGAAGCATTTCAAGGTTATTATACATACATTGATGATTTTATTGAAGATATGAAAAAAGTATTCCCAACATTAGGAGACGATTGGGGTGTATATGTGCCTGAAATAAAATATCTCTCTCCAGAACCATTAGTTAATTATGAGGATTTAAGTTTAACAAAATACCCTAATGTACACTTTGTAGGTGATGCATTAAGTGCAAGAGGAATTACAGTATCGGGAGCACAAGGAACATTAGTAGCAGAACAAATAATGTTATTAGATAAAGAAGTTAATGATTTTCTAAATAATCCTGTTAATAATAAAGAGCCACATGAAATGGGTGACATGCATAAAAATCTTATAGGAGGTTTAACAATGCCAAAAGAAAATACTAATAAATAAAATATTATAAACATTTAAATAAATACAAATGTCAGAAAAAGTATACGAATATAAAACAATGAAATCTCAGGGGGCAAAACATCACTTTATTAGAATGATGGGTGAAGAAAATTGGAAATATCATAGTTGGGACGGCCCAGCAATTGAACCTATTGAAGGTAAAGTTTGTAGTCTAAAAAAAGCATACTATCTCAATGGTATGGAATATGATTTAGAAACATATAGAGAGCTACTAGGTAATAGAGAGGGTTTACCTTGGTATAAACAAGCATCAATAAATGCAAGACACTAATTAAATTATGGTAAGGGGAAAACAGTTTTATACTAAAGACGAAAAGATAATAGACATTACAGAATGGAATACTTCAGGAAATGCTATGGATTTGGGAAATCGTTATGGTTGGGAAGGTGCTATGGCTTGGGGTAATTTAATTCACGATGAGTTAAATGCAAAAGGCCCAGGTATTAAACCTGGAGACATTTATCTTGATTTAGGAGCAAATATTGGTATGTCTGCTATGAACGCAGAATTAAAAGGTGCTTCTAAATTATACTGTATAGAACCAGACCCAGGAGTACATTCAGCACTTAATATGAATAAAGGTGAAAATTGGGAAACATTTAATATTGCAATATCCAATATTAATGGTGAAATAGATATCCCAAAATGGCCTAATTGGTGGGAGAATGAATCTCGTCCATGTATTACGTTGGATAATTTCCTTGAAAATAACAATATTACCCATATTGATTATATGAAAGTTGATATTGAGGGACATGAAAAATATGTATTTGGGGATGTTAAGCAGGAAACATGGGATAAAATCGATAAAATGTTTATAGAATATCATGAAAATACTGATATATCAGAATATGCTCGAAATGTAGAGCGAGACAATTTTACCCGATTTTTCCTTAGTAAAGGATTTAATCAACTTCAAAGTGAAGTTGGAGAACATCAAAGTTTTATTTATATTTGGAGAGTATGAGAATAGGATTATGTGGAACAGTATCTGTAGGTAAAACTACACTTGTTAATGCTCTTAAAGAGCTACCGGAATTTAAAGATTATGATTTTAGGACAGAACGTTCTAAACATTTAATGGCTCAAGGTATTCCCTTGAACACAGATTCTACGTTAAAGGGACAATGTGTCTTTTTAGCAGAAAGAGCCGGTGAATTAATGTCAGAAAACATCATTACAGATCGAACTATAATTGATGTTATGGCATTTGCTAATTCATCAACCTCAATGAATATAATCCAGAAGGATGATTTTGAAACCCTAGCATCACAATTAATTGGAGAATACACCCACATCTTCTATGTTTCACCCGAGGGAGTTAGAATTGAGGATAATGGTATTAGAGAAACTAACTCAGATTATAGAGATTTGATTGATTTAAAAATCAATAATTTATTGAATCGTTATAATCATCGTATCAAAAATCTCCACACATTATCGGGTAATACTATGGAGCGCATAAAACAAATGAAACAAGCAATTTCTTTATGATATTTATAACAAAAACACTCCTATAATGAAAAAATCAGAATTCAAGGCATCAATAAAAGAAGAAATACTTGGTATATTAGAAGCAATAACTGTTGATGATGTTAAAACACAAAAGGCATATAATGCTGAATTAGAAAAAACCCAACAGTTAATGAAAGAAAGTGAAGATGATAAAGAACCAACAGCATCACAATTAAAAGGAGACTCAATTTCTAAAATATCAAATAAATTAGGTGAAACTACTCTTGAAATGAGAAAAGTAGTAAATAGATGGACTAAATCTGAAGAAGGTCCTGCTAAAGACAAACTTAAAAATCGTTTAAAAGAACTATCTAAAATTAAAAAAGAACTTGAAGGACTTCTTTAAAAATATAAAAACCTTACTCATTATAGTATTGGTTATAGTTATTATAACCATGCGTAGTTGTGGTGGTGGTAATAAGGATAGTAGTATTGTAGATCCTATCACAAAATCAGATACTATAGTTGGGTATGATACTATCTTCATAGACAAAATTAGCTATGTCCCCCAATGGAAAACTAAGTGGGAAACTAAAACAGATACAATACCAGTTAATGTTGATACTTTAGCAATTTTAAAAGATTATTATGCTAAATATTTCTATACTGATACACTGTATATAGATACATTAGGTTACGCGGTTATTAACGATACAATCACACGTAACTCATTTTTATCACGGAATATTGAAACAAATATATTAATACCAAATAAAACGATTACAAACACAGTTTATATTAATAAAAGAGAGCTTTATTGGGGATTAGGTTTATCTGGTAAAACAGACCAAATCAACTACTTAGGAGGCGAGTTATTATTAAAAACGAAAAAACACCAAATATATAGTTTAGGTCTGGGTATTAATCAAGATTTAAAACCTGTTATATCTGGTCGCATGTTTTGGAAAATTGGAAGATGAGTGATTTTAAAAAAATAATTAGGCAGGAATATTTAAAATGCGCAGCAGATCCTGTACATTTTATGAAAAAGTACTGCCACATTCAACACCCTCAAAGAGGTAAGATACAATTTAATTTATACCCATTTCAAGAAAAAGTATTAAAAGTATTTCAAACCAATGATTATACTGCAATATTAAAATCAAGACAGTTAGGTATATCTACACTGGCAGCAGGTTATTCTTTATGGTTAATGACATTTCATAGAGATCGAAATGTATTAGCACTAGCAACGACACAAGCTACAGCTCGAAATCTAGTAACTAAAGTTCAATTTATGTGGGATAATCTCCCATCATGGCTTAAAGTAGATTCAGTTGAAAATAACAAATTATCATTAAGGTTTACAAATGGTTCAAAGATACAAGCAAAATCATCTAATGCCGATGCCGCTCGTTCAGAGGCAGTATCTTTACTAATAATTGATGAGGCAGCATTTATTGATAATATTGCCGAAACTTGGGCATCAGCACAACAAACTTTAGCAACAGGTGGGGGTGCTATTGTATTATCAACACCATATGGAACAGGTAACTGGTTCCACAAGACGTGGGTTTCAGCTGAAAATAATGAAAATGATTTTATCCCAATTAAATTACCTTGGTATGTCCACCCTGAACGAGATGAGTCATGGAGAATAAGACAAGATGAATTATTAGGTGATCCTAGACTAGCATCACAAGAGTGTGATTGCGACTTTAGTACATCGGGAGATACGGTATTCCATTCTGAATGGTTAGAATTTATAAATTCAACAACAATTCAAGAACCTATTGAACGTAGGGGTATTGATCAAAATTTATGGGTATGGGAACCCGCGGATTATTCAAGAGATTATATGGTTGTAGCCGATGTAGCTCGTGGTGATGGTAAAGATTACTCGGGTTGCCATGTACTTGATATTCTGACAAATACACAAGTAGCTGAATATAAAGGCCAACTTCCACCAAAAGATTTTGGCTACTTCTTAACAGGATTAGCTACAGAATATAACAACGCAATGTTAGTAGTAGAAAATGCTAATATTGGTTGGGCTACATTAGATGCGATACAAGAAAGAGGATATAGAAATCTATATCACTCAACAAAATCAGATCAATTAACAGCAGAATCATATCAAAGAGCATACGAGGGTAATAGTGAAATGATACCAGGATTTACGATGTCAATGAGAACAAGACCACTTTGTATTAACAAGTTTAGAGAATTTGTTGGTGATAAATCAGTAACTATTCGTTCAAAACGACTATTAGAGGAAATGAAAGTATTCATTTGGAAAAATGGAAGACCAGAAGCTCAGGGTGGTTATAATGATGACTTGGTTATGCCATTTGGAGTTGGTATGTTTCTAAGAGATACCTCGTTAAAATTTCAACAACAGAGTATTGATATGGCCCGTGCAACATTGGGTAGTGTTAAAACAAGTAAAGTAAGTTGGAGCGGTGGTTATTCACAAAATTCAGTAGACAATCCCTATACACAAGAAATTGGGGGAAAAAACGAAAGCATTAAATGGCTTTTATAACATATTTATAACAAAACAAAAATGGCGGACAAAGGTTTATTTTCAAGATTACAAAGAATATTTTCCACTGATGTGGTTATACGCAACGTAGGTGGTAACCAACTTAAAGTATTTGATGTTAATTCAATACAGCAAACTGGTGAGTTTGAAACTAACGCTTTAGTAGATAGATTCAATAAAATCTACACTAATTCTTCAACTTCACTATATGGTCAGCAAGTTAATTTTAACTACCAATATTTAAGACCTCAACTTTACTCTGATTATGATGCGATGGATACAGATGCAATTATAGCATCTGCCCTTGACATTGTAGCTGATGAATCTACACTTAAAAACGATATGGGCGAAGTATTAGCCATTCGTTCATCAGATGAAGATATTCAAAAAATATTATACAATCTATTTTATGATGTACTAAATATTGAATTCAACCTTTGGCCTTGGATTCGTAATATGTGTAAATATGGTGATTTTTTCTTAAAGTTAGAAATTGCTGAGAAATTTGGTGTTTATAATGTTATTCCTTATACGGCATTTCACATTGAAAGATTAGAAGGTGGGGGAGAAGATGGAGCAACAGAAGTAAAATATAGATTCCAACCAGATGGAGTTGATGCCTCTTCTTATGGTTTTTCCAGTGTCCCAAACCAAGAACATGATGGTAGAAGTATAATCTTTGACAATTATGAAATGGCTCATTTCCGACTAATATCTGATATGAATTTCTTACCTTATGGTAGAAGCTACATTGAACCCGCACGTAAGCTGTTTAAACAGTATACACTAATGGAAGACGCAATGTTAATCCATAGAATTGTTCGTGCGCCTGAAAAACGTATATTTTACATGAATGTAGGTTCAATACCTCCAAATGAAGTAGATGCGTTTATGGAAAAAACATTAAGTAAACTTAAACGTACTCCTTATATTGATCAAAATACAGGTGAATATAATTTAAAGTACAACATGCAAAATTTACTTGAAGATTATTATATACCAGTCCGTGGAAATGATCAATCAACAAAAATTGATACTGCTAATGGTATGCAGTGGGATGGTATTGCCGATGTTGAATATTTAAGAGATAAACTATTTGCTGCTCTCAAAGTGCCTAAAGCATTTATGGGTTATGATGAAGATACAGATGGTAAAGCAACACTAGCAGCCCAAGATATTAGATTTGCTCGTACCATAGAGCGTATTCAAAGAATCATGGTATCTGAGTTAACTAAAATAGCATTAGTACACTTATACACTCAAGGTTATAGAGATGAACAATTAGCTAATTTCACACTATCATTAACTAATCCTTCAATCATTTATGATCAGGAAAGAGTTGCACTGATGAAAGAAAAAATGGATTTAGCTACAGCAATGACTGATACTAACCTATTTCCAACAGATTGGATTTATGATAATATTTTCCACTTAAGTGAAGATCAATATGATGAATTTAGGGATTTAATTAGAGAAGATGCTAAACGTAAATTCCGTTTAGGCCAAATTGAAGCCGAAGGTAATGATCCTGTGGATACAGGTAAATCTTATGGTACACCTCATGATTTAGCTTCACTATATGGTAAAGGTAGATTAGATTCAGATCCAAACAATGTTCCAAAGGGGTATGATGATGCCGATTTAGGTCGTCCACAAGAAAAAATATCAAATAGAAATACACAGGATAGTAACTTTGGTAAGGACAGATTAGGAGCCGATGGTATGAAAAAAGATTACAATCAAAAAGGTAAATCATCTTTAGCTTTAGAAAATTTAACAGCTCTTAAACATAAAGACATGTTAAAGAAAATTCCATATGGTAAAAAACAATTGGTATTTGAGGAAGATAAAATCGAAAGTCCACTTCTTAACGAATCTAACATTAAATAACAAATATTTTAGTATATTTATAAATAAATAAACATTGATGTATATAAAACATTCAAAATTTAAAAATACTGGTATCTTATTTGAGGTATTAGTAAAGAAGATTACCTCAGATACCTTATCAGGTAGGAACTCTCCAGCTATCACGATATTAAAAGAATATTTTGTTAATACTGAATTAGGTAAAGAATACAAATTATACGAAACGGTATTTAAGACTAAAAATATTAGTGAAAATAAAGCCAATATTGTAATATCTACAGTAGTTGAAGCCTCAAAAAAACTTAACAAAACACATTTGAGGAGAGAAAAGTATAATCTTATTAAGGAACTTAAAAAGCATTATAACGTTGAAGATTTATTTAAAACTAAACTTTACGACTACAAAGCGCAGGCTTCACTTTATACTCTATTTGAAGTTTATTCTACTAATAAACCAACATCCCCCAACCAAATTATAGATAATAAGATTACTTTATTAGAACACTTAACCCAATCACAAGTTGGGAGAGGAGAAGTTAAGGATGACGTAATTGAAGAATTTAAATCTTATGATAAAGATCTCCGTACATTAACTTATAAAATTATGTTAGAGAAATTTAACGATAAGTACACAGATTTAAATCCAAAACAAAAACAAATCCTTAAAGAATTTATTGAATCCGTAGATTCAACAACCCAATTAAAAGAATTCTATAATTCTGAAATACAATATATCCAAGAAAAACTAATACTTGAGATTAAGAAAACACCTTCAAAAACAATTAAAATTAAATTGCAAGAAGTTTCTAAACATATTCAAGAATTAGACAAAAGGCAAGGAATTAAAAATCATCATCTGGTAGATCTCCTCCAATATCATAGTCTTCTAGAAGAACTTACTACATCAAATGGGTAAATTGAACGAAAATATTAAAGTTAAAGATCTTAACCCTGAATTCATAAAACGAATGGAGGATACTCACGGCCCAATTGATGCTGTGAATGATTTTTGGACTGATGATTTAACAAGATATTATAAAACCGTTTCTGTTGACCCATCAACTGGGGGCATTGATCATAAATTAATTGAATTAGCAAGTTTTAGTGATGCCCTGAAAAAGATGTCAGATGCTGTTATATCATTAAAGAGATTATTGGGTAAGGACGAAGCTCGAAACGATGTTGAAATTAGAAAAATCCAACGAGATTTAAAAGACGTATTTAATGGATACAGAACTCACTTGAGAAAGTTTTATCCTGAACAATATAATAAATCCAAGAAGGTAAACGAGGATTTAGAAGAAATATCAACAACTGGTGGGGGAGCAGGATCAGCTTCATTTACTGGTGGTACAGGGATGCAATATGCAACCCCTTATGCTTTTAGGTTAAAAGGTAAAAAGGCAAACGATAAAGCTTATAAAGAAATAGGGTATAAACCCGTAAAAGAAGATAATCAACACCCAGGTGAAGATTTAGGGCCAGGACCAGTAGCAACTGGAGATGGGGTTAAAGATAATGCTTACATTAACCAATATAAATACAAACTTGTACCTAAAAACAAAAAAGGTAATTATGTACAAAAAGGATCTGGTTTAGAAGTAAACCAATTATTCAACGAATCAAAAACACCTGATACATTCCAAAAAGAAAGAATTGCTTCATTTGATGTAATTGAACAAGAGATGAATAATATTTATAAGATGTTAAGTAATGCTAAAAACGAAACAGTTCAATATTATACAGATAATTCAAGTTCATATAATGTTCTTAAACCAACTGATTTAATTCTAGATTATATTAAAGATATAAAAAACCTATTAACATGAAAATAACATGAAACAAAAAACACTACAAGAACAATACAACCTAGTTAGCAAAGGAAAGGGTAACAGCGAAATATTTATGAAATCCGCTAAAAGACAATTTCCAAACATGGTTCGTAACGCCGCAACCTTAACAGAAACAATCGCCAGTTTAAAACATGGTCATATTATATCCGAAAATCTTTGGGGTATAGCAACACAAAAATCAACACAACCAGATTGGTTTAAAGTGTTTGATGAAAATATGAACCTTATTTCAGAAGAAGAAGCTAAGGCTGCCGAGAAAAAAACATCAAAACAGGTAACAGATTTACAAGCACCTGGTAGAGGGTATGATTATAAAAATGATGAATTACTTAATAATGTAGCTGGTGAGCAATTCCGTCAAGGTTACTACACCGAACTTACAGATGAAGCAAACGCTGATAAAACAAAACAAGAATTAATTAATTTAGTAATTAAAAATATTGATAAAAATCCACAATACTATGTTGAAGAAGCTCAATTTGGTATTAAGGGAATAGGATACAGCAAAAACCAACCAGGATTAAAACCAACACAAGTTAAAAACCCCGGTATAGGTGGTGGTTATGGTGAAGCTACTAAGAAAGAATTTCCAGAGGGAAATATAGGAACCGGTTATATTGAAGTAAAAGAAAACAAAATGATATCATTAGTAAATTTGGTGGAAGGTCTCCCATTAGGTGAAAAATCACCTAAGAAGACAAAAACTAAAAAAGTTAAAAAAGAAACAACAGATTCTAAATTGGCTAAGATTGAAACTGATGGTAAAATTGCTACTTTAGAAATGCAAATAGAAGCATTAGAAGGAATAATTTCAAGTAAAAATGAAAGAATTTCTCTAGTATCTGAAGATGATAGTTTATCTGAGTTAGTAGATACGAGAAAATTGATGGAAATTAAGAAAGAAATCAAGTTTTTAGAAAAGCGAAAAGCTAAGATGGAAAAGTTGTATGAAAAAATGTGTGGTAAGTCTTATACTAATAAAGAAATAGTAGGCGAAACTCAAATTGATGAAGAAAATAATAGTCCTGTCACTCCTAGTGAAGATATTTTATCAGCAATGAAGGACGAATTAGAATCGTATGTTGATCAAGTGGGTAATGCAACTGAAGCAGTAGAAATGTATTTAGAAATTTACCCCGAAGATAAAAAATACGAAGTAGTATTATCTCTATTAGCAGATCCATTATTTTAATATAAAAATATGAAAACTAAATTACTTATTGAAACACAGCTTTTCAAAGCTAACCCTATATCACTTGTAGAGGGTAAACTTTCTGATCGTGGTAATCCTATTGTAGAAGGTATTTTAGCAACAGCTGAAATTAAAAATGGTAATGGTCGTTATTATTCTAGAGATTTATGGGAGCGAGAAATTGACAAATATAGCGTCCTAGTTGAAGAACATAGAGCAATGGGTGAATTAGACCACCCTGAATCATCAGTGATAAATTTACAAAATGTATCCCATAATATATCAAAAATGTGGTGGGATGGAGATAATGTAATGGGTAAAATAGAAATATTACCTACTCCTAACGGAAACATACTTAAAGCATTAATTGAATCAAACATTACAGTAGGTGTGTCATCTCGTGGGATGGGTTCATTACGTGAAACTGGTGGTATGTTAGAAGTACAAGATGACTTTGAATTATTATGTTGGGATTTTGTCTCAACACCCTCAAATCCCGATTCATTCATGCATTTGGTAAAAGAAGGTTTAGAAATTAAATCTCAATCCAATTATTTAAAAGTTAATTCTATAATATCAGAAATACTTTGCTCGAAAGGACAATGTCCAATTTAATATTATTCCCAATGGACACTACTTTCGGACTTTAAACATTAGGCGCTCTTCTTGGGCGCTTTTTGTATCCTCAATAATTTTCGTATATGTATAGCAGTCAATATGCCATTTTCAATATGGCATTTATATTTTTATATATAAACCCCCCATTACGTTTTTATTAATAAACGTATTTCCACAAACAAATTTAAGGAAAATGAACAGAGAATTTTTAAAAGAAGCAATCGCTGATGCTAAAACAATGAAAGAATCAGCAATCGCAAACGCTAAAGTCGCTCTTGAAGAAGCTTTCACCCCTCAATTACAAGCCATGTTCGCTACAAAAATCGAAGAAATGGATAACATGGATGAAGAAGCAGAAAACAAGATGAAAGAAGCAAACGAAGAGGTTAAGGAAGAAAAAGACACATCTGAGGAAGATATGGATTTAAATGAAATCTTAGCAGAACTCGAAAAAGATTTAGAAAAGTCTAACACTACAAAATTATCACTTAAAGAAGATGATTCTGATGAAGAATCTGAAGAAGAAGGTTATTTAGATGGTGAAGAAGACGAGGCTAAAGATGTTGAAAGTGAGGACGATGAAGAAATCGATCTTGAAGAAATGTCAGAAGACGATCTAAAATCTTTTATTGAAGATGTAATCGCAGATATGGTTAAGGCCGGTGAGTTAGAAGCAGGAGAAGAAATGGAAGTTGAAGACGAAGACGAAGTCGAAGTTGAAGATGACATGGATATCGAAACTGAAGATGAATTAGAAGTAACTATAGATGAAGATCAAGGCTATAACGACAAATTAGACGATGCTGAAGGCGCTAAACATGGTAAGAAGAAACAAGATATGGCTCAAAGAAGAGCTGATTCTGAAAACATGGAAAAAGCTAAAGGTAAAAGAAAATATGCCGGAGATAGTCAAATGGATAAAGAAGTAGTAGATGAGGATTTAAGAGAAGATTTAAAACAAGCAATGGATACTGTTGTAGCTTTAAAATCAGAACTTAATGAAATTAATTTACTTAACGCTAAGCTTCTTTATGCAAACAAAATCTTTAAAACCAACAACATGAACGAGTCTCAAAAGGCTAGAGTTTTAGGTGCTTTTGATAAGGCAACAACGGTTAAAGAAGCAAAAATAGTATATACTACTATTAGTGAAAATTATACTTTCAAAAACATTAAAAAAGTAAACGAAAGCAAATTAGGATCAGCTTCAAAATCGATATCAGCTCCAAGAGTAACTAAGAAGAAACCAATTATGGAGTCAGATGAAATGGTTAACAGATTTAAAAAATTAGCCGGAATAATTTAATTTTAAACAAAACTAAAAAAAAACAAAAAACAATGTCACAATTAAAATCCCTTTTGGAAAGTGCTAATCCTTACAAATCACTACAAAGTGATTCTGCTAGATTAGCCAACAAGTGGAATAGAACAGGATTGTTAGAAGGTGTCGGAAACGAAACTGACAAAAACAATATGTCTATGATCCTTGAAAACCAAGCTAAGCAATTAGTTATGGAAGAATCAAACACAGGCGGCGGAGCAGGTTCAGGAACATTTACACCAGGTACTGGTGCACAATGGGCTGGAGTAGCTTTACCATTAGTAAGAAAAGTGTTTGGTCAAATCGCAGCGAAAGAATTCGTTTCGGTTCAACCTATGAATTTACCTTCTGGTTTAGTATTTTATTTGGATTTCCAATATGGAACTGCAAAATCACCATTTCAAACAGGTGAGTCAATGTACGGAGATACAGGTAATGCTGCACCATTCGGAAATACAAACACAGGTGGACTTTATGGTCCTGGTAGATTTAGTTATTCTATAGCTGATACTTCATCTTTAATAAATTCAACAACTGCATCAGTAACATGGGCGGATATGAATTTCGATTCTACATACTCAGCATCTTTTGCTACATTTAGAAAAGTATCGGTTCCAACAGCTTCATTTGCATTTGCAGATAAAGAAGCAGTTAGAGCATTCCAATTACATTCTGGTTCTGTAGTAGCAGGACAAGCTGGAGTTCAACTATCAGCATTTACTAAGATAGTAGGAGAAAGTTTTGAATTTATTGTTACAGGATCTTTATCTCCAACTGTTCTTGCAGCTGATGCAGCAACAGCAGCAATTACTATGGACTACGTTCTTCAAACAACAGATAATGATAGAGGTGATTTCGAAGACGCTAATCCTTTACCAAACGGAACTAACGCTCCATCAATAACTATTCCTGAAGTAAACGTTCAAATGCGTAGTGAAGCAATTGTTGCTAAAACACGTAAATTGAAAGCTGTTTGGACTCCTGAGTTTGCTCAAGATTTAAACGCTTACCATTCTTTGGATGCTGAAGCTGAATTAACTTCAATTATGAGTGAGTATATTTCATTAGAAATCGACTTAGAAATTCTTGAAATGTTAATTGATTCTGCTGCTGCTGGAACTGAGTTCTGGTCTGCTGTTAATAACAATCAAATCAATGCTACAGCAACTGCATTTGACAACACAGCTGGTTTCTATAACACGCAAGGACAATGGTTCCAAACGTTAGGAACTAAAATGCAAAAGTTAAGTAATATCATTCATCAGAAAACTCTTAGAGGTGGTGCTAATTTCTTAGTATGTTCTCCAACAGTAGCTACGATTTTGGAATCAATTCCAGGATACGCTAGTAACTCAGACGGTGATGTATCTAAAGCTTCTTATGCATTTGGTGTACAAAAAGCAGGTGCTATAAACAGTAGATATACAGTTTATAAAAATCCTTACATGACTGAGAATACCATTTTAATGGGATTCAGAGGTGGTCAATTCTTGGAAGCAGGTGCAGTATTTGCTCCATACATTCCATTAATCATGACTCCATTAGTTTATGATCCAGAAACATTTACTCCACGTAAAGGTCTATTGACTCGTTACGCGAAGAAAGTGGTTAGACCGGAATTTTATGGTAAAATTATTGTAAGTGGATTAAACACTTTATAATATTTACTAACCATAAAGGTTAAATAATAAGGAGGGGCGCATTTGCGCCCCTTTTTTACATACGCTATTTTTTACCATCATAAACAGGATAAAATCCAATATGTATAATCAAATGATTTAGTGTAGCTATGTTATGGGTAGGTACAATGTGTTGTTGTTAGTAGTTAGTGAATTATTGCCATATTTTAACGTTAATGCTCAATATGAACCAACATCTAACATATCTCCATGTTAAACTACCCACAATGCAGATTCTACATTTATTTATTAATTTATTAACTAAAAACAATTGAGTATGTCGTCAAATCATCACGAAGATGAAATTTTTAAAAAGAAGAAAATAATAAAGAATCCAATTAAATTTAAATTACAACTCAATGACGAGCAGAAGTTAGCCAAGGAGCAAATTTTAAATAACACTTTAACAATACTAGCAGGCAAGGCAGGTTCTGGTAAAACACTACTAGCATGTCAGATAGCATTAGATGGCATATTTAGAAAACAGTATGAGAAAATAATAATCACTAGACCAACTGTATCTAAGGAAGAGATAGGATTTTTACCCGGAGATTTAAGAGAAAAGATGGATCCATGGATTCAACCAATTTATCAAAATATGTATGCATTATATGATAAAGTAAAAATTGAAAAACTTATTGAAGATGGTAAAATAGAAATTGTACCTCTAGCGTTTATGAGGGGTAGAACATTTTTAGATTCATGCATCATTGTAGATGAGGCACAAAATGTAACTCACGAACAAATGGAAATGATTGCTACACGAATTGGATTAAGATCCAAAATGGTTGTGTGTGGTGATGACTATCAAGTTGATTTAAAGTCAAAACGTGATTCAGGTTTTAGGTTTTTATATACGGCCGCACGTAGGATTAAAAGAATGTGTGCTATTACTTTAATGCAAAACCATAGAGATCCAATTGTGGATGATTTAATTTCAGTTTATGAAGAAGCATTCGAAAGAGGTGTAAACTTAGGATTATCTGGAACTTCAGGTCAGAAGAAAAAGAAGTAATTTCATATATTTATGCGGTCTTCTAATATTTTTTAAATTGAAACATTCCCCCCAATATTTATAACCAAAAACAAAATGGCATCCACAATACAACCTACCTCATTCCAGGTAAAGATAAAAGAGGAACACGTAGTTAAGGGGATTAAAACTCTTAATGAAACCTTCTTTACCATAGGTAACATCACCAATGTAGATAGAAGAATCTTAACAGTTCCACCTTCTACATCTATTGATTTAATCAATGTAAACGGTGTTAATCCTGGTCCTGGAACTTTCCCATCAAGTAGTATGAAATATGTTAGAATTACTAATTTAGAAAATACATCATCACTGGCAGTTAGTTTTACTTCATCTGATGCCGGTAGTGGGAGAAATTATTGGAGTATGGAATGTACACCAACATCTTCACTTGTATTTTCAAGTGCCAACGTAACAGGAAGTGCATTTGATGGAACTTTTGGTCAAAGTATAGAATTCATATCAGTTTATGCTTTAAGTCAAAGTATGGACGTAGAGTATGTAGTAGTTAACGGATAAAAAATAAAATAATGGCAAATATAGCAATATGGCCCGGATCTAGCTCATTCGCCCCAGGTGATACACCTTTTGGGTTTTATGATAATGATTTGGAATTTCAAGTAGACGCAGATAAATTTGCAGTGTTTGCATCCCGTAGATTAGGTTATCCTATTGTAGATGTTGAATTGCAAAATTTAAATTTCTATGCTGCCTTAGAAGAAGCAGTAACTATTTATGCAAATGAATTGTATGCATATCAAACAAGAGATAACTATTTAACTCTAGAGGGTGCAGATGCTGCCAACATGGATATTGAAAATACAGTTGTAGTTCCATCTTTAGGGAGAATTATTAAAATGTCTGAACAATATGGTGTCGAAGCTGGTACAGGTGGTAATGTAGATTGGCATACGGGTTCTGTTAATTTAACAGCAAGTATTCAAGATTATAATTTAGAAGATTGGGCGAAATCAACAATCCCACATTATAAGAATCACGATATTGAAATAATGAGAGTGTTTTACGAAGCTCCACCAGCAATTACAAGATTTTTTGATCCTAACGCCGGAGCTGGGATGCAGGATCAAGGAGGTATGATGGAAAATTTTGGGTGGGGTGCGTATTCACCTGGAGTCAATTTTGTACTAATGCCTTTAAATTATGATCTACAAGTAATCCAACAGATTGAACTTAATGATACGATTAGAAGATCTAACTTTTCATTTGAGATGCATAACAATAACTTAAGAATATTCCCAATACCCGATGGTTCAGTACATAAACTATACTTTGAATATATTTTAAATTCTGAGAGATCAGACGCTTCATTTGTAGTAGGAGGTAGTAGTACTATATCTAACATCTACGATGTCCCATATTCAAATCCAAATTATAATAAAATAAACTCAGTAGGTCGAAGTTGGATATTTGAATACGCATTAGCATTGTGTAAGGAAATGTTAGGCTATGTTCGTGGTAAATATCAAACAGTACCAATTCCTGGAGATACAGTTTCTCTAAATCAAGGAGATTTAATTACAGCTGCTACAAATGAAAAAGAAAGATTAATTGATAGGCTAAGAGCTTATTTAGGCGAAACATCAAGAGAAAAATTATTGGAACGAAGAAACGCTGAAAGTAATTTTGTTGAGCAAGAATTAAATAAAGTCCCAAGAGCAATTTATATAGGATAAGATATGGCATTATTTGGTGGACAGAGAGATATAAGTTTATTTAGACACGTTAATCGAGAATTGATGGGTAATGTTATTACTCAACAATGTGCTTTTTATAAGTATAAAATAGAAGAAACAAAAGTCAACTTATATGGTGAGTCTGCTGAGGAGAAATATTATATGGGTCCTGTTCTTTTAGACTGCTTAATTGAGAGAAAAAATCAAGAATATCCTGAAACAGATTTAGGTACTGATTTTAGTTGGGGCGCTACATTTAAATTCCTTAGAGACGATCTCTTATCGGCAACCGAAGAATTTAATAAAAATTATGCACCTACAGATCATAACTATGGGGCGGATTTAGTCCCAGAAGTTGGAGATATTATATTATACAATGATGGTTATTATGAAGTAGATTCAATCCAAGCAAATCAATACTTTATGGGTAAAAACCCTGATTATCCAAATCAACCTGGAAATTGGAATCCAGATTTAGAAGATTTTGGGAGTAATATTTCAATCATTTGTGAAGCCCATTATGTCCCAGCTGATAGGGTAGGTATAACACGAGAAAGATTTATATAATGGCAGAAAAAGGAAAAATACCAATACCAAAAACACAAAGAGAAATAATGAATTCTCAGATAAAACCTTACACACCACCAGATGGGGCTGTAGGTTTTTCAGAAACCGGTAATCCTAACCCTGAATCAACCTTTAATAGGGGTGAACAAACATCATTTAGAGGCGACACAACAAAACCATTCTCTTTAGGATTTAAGGAAATTGATGAGGCTATCATGTATTATATGGATAATGTAATTAAACCTACAATCCAACAAAATGGTGTAGTTCAAAAAGTACCATTTATTTATGGTTCACCTGAAAGGTGGAAGCAGATACAAAAAGATGGGTATTATAGAGATTTAAAAGGCAAAATAATGATGCCCCTCATTACATTTAAACGAAATAATATTGAAAAGGTTAGAAGTTTAGCTAATAAGTTAGATGCTAATAATCCTAATAATGTTCAAATGTTTCAAAAATCATATTCCCCACAGAACACTTATGATAATTTCAGTATATTAAATAATAGAATACCAGTAAAACAAAATTATGCTGTTGTGATGCCTGATTATGTAAATATTACGTATGATTTTATTGTATCAACGTATTACATCGAACAATTGAATAAAATCATAGAAGCCATTAACTACGCATCAGATAGTTATTGGGGTAATCCAGAACGTTATCAGTTTAAAGCAACAATTAATAACTTCGCCACACCTGTGGAGTTAATTAGTGGTGGAGAAAGATCAGTTAAATCAACATTTAGCCTAAAATTGTATGGATACATAGTACCAGACACAATTCAAAAAGAATTAACATCACTTAAGAAATTAAATACTAGATCACAAATTATATTTAATATGGAAACATTAACCAACTTAGATGATTTGGATAATGATACGACTCCACCAGGAATAGAGATTAATAATAATAATAACCCTACAAGCTTTAATGAGAAATGAGTATTATATTAAGACAAACAAAAGGATCAGAATTAACTTTTAATGAGGTAGATGGAAATTTTTCATCACTTTTTTATTCAAGTTCCTTAGCTGGTAGCATAATACATTTTTATTTCACAGGTAGTACTCCACCTGTTTCTGAAAGTGTTGATTTAAGTGCACTTCCTGGATTGGGGGGTGTTCAAGTTTACTATAATGATTCCCAAGTAAACTTTGCCAATTCATTTTATTTTACAGGTTCGGGTGTTGACGTAACATCTTTAGCTGGGGGAGGAGTATTAATAGATATTGCAGACTCATCAGCTTCCGGTTTAGATACTGAAATGCAATTTGCATCTGGTTCGGCACCTGACGTTAAATTTAGTAGTTCGGGTGATTTCACATTTAATTATACTACAAATAAAGCAACAATAACAGGATCCCTTGATTTGAAAGGAACAAATCCTCTTACAATAAATACATTAACCGAAAGATCAGATTTAGTTACAGTAGCTACATACGATCCATCAACAGGTGCTCTTCAATATAGATTTTTACCAGGAGCTGGAGGTACAGCAGGTACAAGTGGTACATCAGGTACAATGGGTTCATCTGGGGTAAGTGGTACAAGTGGTGAATCCGGAACATCAGGTACCTCAGGTTTAACCGGAACATCAGGTACCTCAGGTGTAGTTGGTACTTCAGGTTTAACAGGAACATCAGGTACTTCAGGTGCCAGTGGTACATCAGGTACTTCAGGTGATAATGGTACAACAGGTATATTTGGTACTAATGGTCAATCAGGTCAATCTGGTACCTCTGGTACATCAGGTTCAACAGGAACTTCAGGCGCAGATGGTTTAGCAGGTACTTCAGGTTTATCAGGTACAAGTGGTATTTCAGGTTCAGTAGGTACATCTGGTATAGACGGTACATCTGGTATAGATGGTACCTCAGGAACTGCCGGAACATCAGGAACAAGCGGTATAGGAACATCAGGTATATCTGGTGAGAACGGTACAAATGGTACTTCAGGAGAATCAGGTACAAGTGGTACTTCAGGTTCAACTGGTACCTCTGGTGCTAGTAGTACATCTGGTATAGATGGTACCTCAGGTACTTCAGGTGCTAATGGTACATCAGGTGCCAATGGTACTTCAGGAGAATCAGGATTAACAGGTACAAGTGGTTCAGGTGGTACAAATGGTACAACAGGTATATTCGGTACTAATGGTCAATCAGGTCAATCTGGTACCTCTGGTACATCGGGTTCAACAGGAACTTCAGGAGAATCAGGTTTAGCCGGTACATCAGGTTTATCAGGTACTTCGGGTACATCGGGTTCAACAGGAACTTCAGGCGCAGATGGTTTATCAGGTACTTCAGGTTTATCCGGTACATCAGGTACAACAGGAGATGTAGGAACAAGTGGAGAAAGTAATGCATCAGGTACAAGTGGTACTTCAGGTACAAATGGTACAACAGGAGTAGCCGGAACAAATGGTGAAAACTCAGAATCAGGTACAAGTGGTACTTCAGGTACAAATGGTACAACAGGAGTAGCAGGAACAAATGGTGAAAGTACATTATCGGGTACATCAGGAACTACAGGATCATCAGGAACTTCAGGTGGTGTTGCTCTGAATGGTCAATTTAAAGCATCCCGAGCATTAGATCTCCCAGTTTCAGTAATTACAACAACTGCTAATGGTCAAACAACAGCATTAACAACAACTTCAAATGGTTCAGGTACAGGAGCAACAATAATAGTTAATAATTTTGAAGTAGGTAATCCAGGTACTTCAATTCAAAATGCAACAATATCAGATGTTGGTGTAGGTGGGTATTTAGCGGGTGATACAATAACAGTAAGCCAAACTAAAATGAATGTTGATGGTAACATGGGTACTGTAGGTGGTGACTTAGTAATTACTATACTTGCTTCTGATATGGCATCTTCAGGTTCTACATCAGGTACTTCAGGTTCTTCAGGCGTAGCAGGTTCTTCAGGCTTAAGTGCATCATCAGGAACAGCAGGTTCTTCTGGTATTTCAGGTTCATCAGGTTTAGTAGGCTCCTCAGGAGAAAGTAATACTTCAGGCTCATCAGGCTCTTCAGGTTCCTCAGGTTCCTCAGGCTCTTCAGGCTCATCAGGTTTAGCAGGCTCTTCAGGCTCTTCAGGTACTTCAGGTTCATCAGGTTTAGCAGGAACTTCAGGTTCTTCAGGTTCTTCAGGTTCTTCAGGTTCTTCAGGCTCATCAGGTTCTTCGGGCACTACAGGCTCATCGGGTTTAGCAAGTTTAGCAGGCTCTTCAGGCTCTTCAGGCTCTTCAGGTTCTTCAGGTTTAGCCGGAACTTCAGGTTCTTCAGGTTCTTCAGGTTCCTCAGGTTCATCAGGTTCTTCAGGCTCTTCAGGTACTACAGGCTCATCAGGTTTGGCAAATTTAGCAGGCTCATCAGGCTCATCAGGCTCATCAGGCTCTTCAGGTTTAGCAGGAACAGCAGGCTCTTCAGGTTCATCAGGTTCTTCAGGTTCTTCAGGTTCTTCAGGTTCTTCAGGTACTACGGGCTCATCAGGTTTAGCAAGTTTAGCAGGCTCATCAGGCTCTTCAGGCTCTTCAGGCTCATCAGGCTTAGCAGGAACTTCAGGTTCTTCAGGTTCTTCGGGTTCATCAGGCTCATCAGGTTCCTCAGGTTCTTCAGGTACTACGGGCTCATCAGGTTTAGCAAGTTTAGCAGGCTCATCAGGCTCATAAGGTTCATCAGGTACTTCAGGTTTAGCAGGAACAGCAGGCTCTTCAGGCTCTTCAGGCTCTTCAGGTTCATCAGGTTCATCAGGTTCTTCAGGTACTACAGGCTCATCAGGTTTAGCAAGTTTAGCAGGCTCTTCAGGTTCTTCAGGTTCATCAGGTTCTTCAGGTTTAGCAGGAACTTCAGGTTCTTCAGGTT